AAGTGGCGCGGAACGACGGCGTTCGCACCGTCACCGCATGGGTCTAGCGTGAACGAAAACTCGGCGTGCAGCCTCCCGAACAGATCGGGGGGGGGGGGGGTAGAGTGCACGTCGGTTATCGTTTTGCCGCCAGGCGGGCAGAGAATAGATGTTCCGACGCTCATGCCACTGTCTCCGCTGCCTTGGAAGCGTCGAACAGGTCGGCGGTCTTCGTGTCCTTCTCGGGCTCGCTGGTCGGCCTGCCGCCGAGAACGAATTCGAGGGCGCCCAGGTAGTCCGGCCCATAGCTCTCAGCCTTCGCCTTGTGCCACTGCGCCTCGATCTGCGCGCGAGTCTTGAGCTTCGGGCCGGGCGCGGCTTGCGGCGTGCCAGCGTGGATCACCTCGCGCTTCGCCTTCGCGCGCGCGTGGCCCTCCTTGCCGACCGTAGCCTTTACGATCTCCTCGACCTTGGCGCGCTGCTGATCCGGGGGCAGGCGGGAGAGGTACTTAGCATCCGAGACGCCGATGAAGCCTTGCTCGATGGCCTTCTGAACCGGCCTGGCGCAGTCCAGCAGGCTCAGGTGATTCTCGACGGTCTTCGTCGTGACGCCGAATGCCAGGGCGACATTCGTGTCATCCATGCCGCGCGCCTTCATGCGCTGCATCTTGGCCGCGCGCACCATCGGCGGATCGGCCTGGCGGATCTCGTTCGTCGCGACCATGATGGACATCAGCGCGGCATCGTCGTCACCCTTGCGCGTGGTCGCGGGAACCAGCAGCAGTGGCAGACCCGCGGCGTCGAGGCGCTTGTTCGCCTCCAGCGCATGCCGGACGCGCTGCCGGCCGTCGATGACCAACACGTCGCCAGAGTCGGGATCGCGCGTGACAATGATGGGCTCCAGTACGCCGAAGGTCTGGATGTTGCGGATCATCGTCTCGTCCAACGGCAGATTGATCCGCTCATCGTAGAGCGGGCTTGCCGGGTCGGTGACGATCACCAGCTTCTCCGGGTAGAACGAAAGCAGCGAAGTGCTTCCATCGGCGCCGTATGTGTCCTTCGAGTTCTTTCCCATGGTCTTCTCAGTTGGTGGATTGGTAGCCGGCGCGCGAGGGCGTGACGGTGATTTGCTCGGTGGTGCAGCCCATTCGATGCCCGATGCTCACCTGCGTGACTTCGATTCGAAGCCCGTGGGCGCGCGCCTGACAGGCGATGGACTCAAGGTGAAGGCGGAGGCGGCGAGCGAGTGGCGACTCGTTGAGTTCGCGCCAGCGTTCCGCCTGGGCCTCCAGACTCGGCAGATCGGCGCTCACGGCTGCACCGCCAGCTCGCGCGCTGCGGCATGCTTGTCGCGCGGCTTGACCAGCACCACACCGAACTCGCTGGCAACGTTGCGGATCTCCAGCGTCATCCCCGCGCCACGCGCGCGCCGCAGCAGCGCGCCGGCCTCGTCGGCGATCTCGCGAGCCAGGGCCTCGGCCTCCAGCTCGCGGATTTGCTTCTCGGTCAGGAATCTCATTTCGTGGCCTCCTTTCATGCTTCAGCACCGAACAGACGACGAATCGCCCGGCGCGCCTTCGTGAACATCGAAAGATGCTCCTCGGAGAAGGTTTCCGGGGCCGGCGCCCAGGCGTCCGGGTCGGCCCTCAGTTCGTAGTTGGTGATCCGCTCCAGGCGAACCTGATGGATCGGCGGAATTCGTTCGCCATCCCAGCGGTTCAGGGAGTGCTCCGCCAGGCCCAGCGCTCTTGCGAGGTTCCGGCGGGTCTTGAATTTTGCGAGGGCTTCACTCTTGGTCATGACGCCGAGTGTCCCCCAGACGATGCCGTCCCGCAAGCGATTTAATCTCAGCCGCGACACATAAACCACTTGCGTCGGCGTGTCCCATGTGGGATACTGCAATCACTGAAGCGAACCAACCACCGGAGAACACGCCATGTCGATCATCTTTGAACACCTCGAAGGCGCCCTCGATTGCGCCCAGGCCCTCTACGCCGCCGGCCGCCCATACCGTTTCACCCGCACGGTGGATGGCGGCTTCGAGATCATCGTCCGCGACTGAGCGCCATGCGGCCGACGAACACCCTCGCGATGATCGTCGCTCGCCAGATCCGCGAGCGCCACCTCTACATCTACAGCCTCGAGCACGCCCGCCGCTCGATCAAGCTCCTTCGCCAGGAGCGTGCGGCGGGGCGCGCTCTGTGATCCTCGCGCTCTACGTCGAGACTGACGGCGCCTACTTCGGGTTGACCGGCGTGGAGGCCTGGGACGAGGCGCGGGACGCCCGCAAGGCCTGGGGGCCATCCTCTGCGGTCGCGCATCCGCCCTGCCAACGTTGGGGCCGCTTCTGGCATGGGAGCACGCGCAAGCCGCATCAGTTCGAACTTGGCGCTGATGGCGGCTGCTTCGCCCACGCGCATGACTACGCGCGCAAATGGGGGGGCATCATCGAGCACCCGATGGACTCGCACGCCTGGGCCGCTTTCGGCATCATCAAGCCGCCGCGTTCGGGCGGCTGGGTTCCGAGCGGCGACGGCGGCTGGACGTGCTGCGTCTATCAGGGCCACTACGGACACCCGGCCGGCAAGGGAACATGGCTCGTCGTCTATGGCGTGCATCGTTCCATGCTGCCCGAACTCAAGTGGGGCAAGACCGAACAGCGAATCCACCCGCGAGCACTGGAACTCTACGGCTACGCCAAGGCCCGGCGCGTCGGCATCATGGCGATGATGGGCGGGAAGAACAAGATCCGCGACCGCAACGCCACGCCCATTCCGTTCCGAGACATCCTGATCGCCATTGCTCGATCCGTTCACCTGAAAGGCTGACCATGACCGATACCCGATCCGAACTCGTAGCCAGCCTTGCGCTGATAGAACGCCCGAAGTGGGAAGAGCCCTCGCGCCTGCGCAAGCGCCCGCCCGTCACGCCGCCGCGCGTCTCGCTGTTCCTGCGCCTGCTGGCGCTCCTGGGGCTGTGATGCCGGCGCCGCGCCCCACCATTTCGCCCGAGGACGTTCGCGAACTGCGAGACTTCTTCGACACCCCCGAAGGCCGCCGCGTGCTGAACCGCCTGGGCGAGTCCTACCACCCGAAGGCGCTCCCGGAGCAGCGCGGTGACTACTGGAAGCCCAGCCCGCCAGGCTCGACGCCGTTCCCACTGGACTGCGAAGCGGCAGGACAGGAGCCAGTCGACCCGCAACGCCTGTTCCCGTCGCCGCCGCCGGAGCCGCGCGCCGGCTTCTGGCATCGCTTGCTCCTCCTAATCTGTGGGCACTAGATCCCTTGCGCGACACCTGTCGCGCGTGCGATACTGTCCCATCAACAACAACGGACTCACCATGACCGAAACCACCCAGGCGCCGACGCCGCGCCCCAAGCCTACGAGCATTCACGCCTGCATGATGCAAGCCCAGGACGAGGTGGCCCGCAGCGGCATCGCGAAGGACAGCATGGCGAACCTGGGCGGCGGCTCCAGGGTCGCGTTTCGTGGCATCGAAGCCGCCATGAACATCATGAGCGGCATTCTGATCCGCGCCGGCTTGACCGTGACGCCAACCTATTCCGAGTTGCGCATGGAAACGCGCGCCCGCGCCGAGGTCGGCAAGGTGACGCATCATGCGATGGTTCTCGGAACGTTCAAGTTCACGGCCAGCGACGGCACGAACGCCTCCGCAAGCTGCTACGGAGAGGCTGAGGACACGGGCGACAAGGCCGTGACGAAGGCGCAATCCGTGAGCTTCCGAACGGCGCTGTTCCAGACGTTCATTGCCCCGACGATGGCAATCGATCCCGAGGACGATGCGACGATCAACGGCGACGACGGATCTCCCATCGACGGCGATCCGTCGGAAACTCGCACGCGCCAGGACGCCGCGCCGCCGCCCGCGCGAGCCGAGAAGACCGACTATCCCCGGGAGAACTTCGAGAAGAATTACCCCGCATGGAAGGCGAGCGTCGAGAAGGGCGAGAAGACCGCGCAAGAGATCATCGACATGGTGTCCACGCGGTTCGCCCTCAACGCCACCCAGGCCGCGAAGATCAAGGCGCTCAAGCGCGCGTAATCGCTTGCGGGATACTGTCCCGTGTGCGATACTGTTTGCTCCACAAACCTGACAAATACCATGATCACCAGAACCCTCGTCAATCACCCGCAAGGCTCGCTCGAGTGGATGGCCCTTCGGCAAACCGGCTACGGCGCCAGCGAACTCTCGGCGGCCATGGGGATCAATCCCTACGTCACGCGGGACGAACTGCTGGCCCGCAAGGCGTCCGGCATCCCCAAGGAATACTCCGACTGGTTCCAAGAGCATGTCCTCGACAACGGGCACGCGGTCGAGGCGCTGGCGCGACCATTCGCGGAGGATGAACTCGGAGGCGACGAACTCTATCCGGCCGTCTACCGGGTCGACGGCGTTGTGGACGGCGCGCCGCTCATCGCCTCGTGCGACGGACTCACCATGTCGGGCCGCATCGCGTGGGAGTGCAAGCAGTGGAACGCGGCCGACGCCGACCTGATCTCGGCCGGGTTCCTGCCGGAGAAGCACGAGCCGCAATGTCAGCAGGTCATCCTCGCCTCGGGCGCGGAACGCCTGCTCTTCACCATGTCGGACGGCACGCGCGAGAACACGCTTCACCTATGGGTCGATCCGGGCGCCGGCTGGCCGCAGAAGATCGCGAGCACGTGGCGCCAGTTCCACGCGGATCGCCTCGCGTGGACGCCGCCGGCCCCGACTGAAGCGAAGTCTATCGGGAAGGTCATGGATTCGCTTCCGGCCCTGCGAATCCTCGTGAAGGGTGCGGTCGAAGAATCGAATATCGACCGCTGGGCCGAGATCGCGCGCACGGTGCTGGGCAGCATCAATCGCACGCTGAACACGGATCAGGACTTCGCCGACGCCAAGCAGGCAATCAAGTGGTGCGACGAGCAGGAGAAGGCCCTCGAAGCGGCGAAGCAGCATGCGCTCTCGCAGACGGAGAGCATCGACAAGCTATTCAAGACGGTCGACGCGATCAAAGAGGAGACGCGGCAGATCCGACTGGAGCAGACCAAGCTCGTGGAGAAGCGCGAGGTCGAGCGGAAGACGGAACTCGTCGGCGAGACGGCGGCCGAGTGGAAGGCATTCGTGGACTCGAAGAACGCTCTTCTCTCCCCCTATGCGCTGCCGGCCATCGCCACCGACTTCCCCGCGCAGATCAAGAATAAGCGCAGTTTCGAGTCCATGTCGAACGCCCTGGGCGTCGAGCTGGCGCGCGTGAAGATCGCAGCGACGGAGATCGCCGATCGCATGGCCGAAAACGCCAAGCTCATCAACGAAAAGGCGGAATTCCGTTTCCTGTTCAACGATGCCGCGGCGCTGATCCACTACGCGACCGATCACCTCGCGCTGACGATCAAGACTCGGATCTCCGACCACGAGGCCGAGACGAAGCGCAAGGCCGAGGAGGCAGCGGAGGCCGCGCGCGAGAAGATCCGCGCCGAGGAGGCCGCCAAGCTAAAGGCCGAGCAGGAGGCTCGCGAGAAGGCTGAACGCGATGCCCAGGCGGAGCGCGACCGCCAGGCCGCCGCCGACCAGAAGCGGATCGATGACGAAGCCGCCGCCGAGCGCCGCCGCCAGGACGAGGACGGCCGGCGCCAGCGCGAGCAGGCCGAGTCCGACCTGAACAAGCTGGGTCAGGCCGGCGCGCCCGTGGCATCTGCCGCGGCCGAGTCCATCCTGTCGTCGTCGCTGGAACTCTACGAACAGGCGGCCGGCCATCGCAATGGCGAAGGCGGCCGATACGTCGATCAGACCGGTGGAGTCCAAACCCTCAGCGTTGACCTGCCCGCAGAGGTCACCATTGTTGGCAATGTGACCGTTTCCGGCGCCCTCAAGACGGAGCCGGAACACGCCTGGATCAACATCGGCAAGATGAATGAGGCCTTCGGGTTCTCCGTGACGGTCGACCTGATCGTCAATGAGCTGGGTATCCAGTGGACGCGGACGGAGAGGGCCGTGAAGTTCTGGACGCCGACGCAATTCGAGGAGATCAAGCGGCGGCTTGCCGAGCGCACGCTGAAGGCGATCCCGATACCCTTTTGACCCAATGCAGTGCGACTAGCGGCGTTGCCCACTGACTGCATCACCGGGGTGCCAAGCCGCTAGTTACCCGCCCTCTCGCGAAGGGGGGCAATGGCCCGCGCTAGGGCGTGATCCGGGAACAGCGTTGCAGCCGGACAGAGGGATGAAAGTTCCTGATTCAAGCGACACACCGTTGAATGGCGGTCAATGACGCCTCTGAGAGCCTGAAGGCCGGCCGGGTGGAATGCCCGGCACCCTCAACCACGAAAGGCAATCATGGACTTCCCCGGACAAAACTCCATCGAACTCAACATGGCGACCGTGAAGACGCTCCTCGCCGAACACCTCGGCGATGCGTTCAAGACGACCGGCCTGCGCATCATCGACGTGTCCTCCAAGAACTACGGCGGCGGCCTGGAGGTCAAGTTCACGACCGACCTGGCCGAGCCGCTCCCGGAACAGAGCGAGTCATGACGTTCAAGGCCACGCGCGGAATCGGCGCGTACTTCAAGCTGATCGCCGCGCTTCCGGCAACCACGTCGGACGCGGCGGCGGCGGCCGGCCTGAAACGAGACAACGCGCTGGACATCATGCGCCGTATGCACGCGCATGGCCTCATCCGCATTGCGAACTGGCAGGCCCCGCTCGCGGGCGGGAATATCTGCGAGATCTGGTCGCTCGGCCCCGGCGCAGATTGTCCTCTGCCCCGAGGGCGAAGCCTGCGCCCCAGGACTCGCAGGCCGTTCCGCCCTGGCGTCTATCAATTCGTGCTGCTATGGCGCGCGCTGGAAGATGGCATGACGGTTCGGTCGCTGAATGAGTTGCTGGGGCTGCACAAGGTCGCGCTATACGAGTGGCTGAATCAGGCGAAGAAGTTGAAGCTCGTGCATGTCGGCGGCTGGGAGCGTCAGGCGCAAGGCCCGGCAATCCGCATTTACAAGCTGGGCCACAAGCGTGACGCAGACTATCCGCCCCCCATCGGGAAGGCGGAGGTCAATCGGCGCCATTGGGCAAAACGGACGGCGCGCCTGCGCCAGGCGGAATTTCTGTCCGCTAGCGCTGGCCCCATTGCGCAGGCGTCCCTTTAGGGATACTATCCCATCCACGACAACAACCTGACCACATCATGAACGAGATCATTTGCCGCATCGGCGTCCAGGCCGCATGCCGGACGGCCATGACCCTCTACCCTCTACCCGACGCCGCCGTGGATGCGGTCGCCCGTGAACTCTGCATGCCCGTCGAAGCCGTCGAGGAGGCGATACGACCCGTCGCGCTGGAATCGTGATCAGCGACGACCACGCGCCGCGCAAGATCCCCGGCCGTGCCGACCCGATCAGCCCCGCCGACAACGCGGAGCGCCTGCGCAAGATCCGCGAGAAGACCCAGCGGATGACCTACAACCCCGACGATTCGCGCGTGGACTACGATGATCCCGCGTTCCGCGCAGTCGCACCTCATGAATGGACACGCCGCCATGGCTGACGAACACGGAGCACTCCCCGATTCGCTGATCGAGTTGATTTGCGACTACGGGCAATTGATCGCCGGCCGTGAGGCCCCAGCCGACGCGCGCACGCGCCTGATGCTGGCGATCCTCGAATACGGGGACAGTCGCGCGCAATCTTCGGTCGAAGCGCCGGCCGCAGCCGAGGTGCCGAAGATTGTGCATCGCATCGGCCTTCTGGTGCGCGCCATTGCTGGCGAGAATCCTACCGTAATGAAGCGATGGCTCAGCGAGCATTCCCAGCTTGTCGCCCGGCTTGCCATGCCGGCGTCCCTGGCAGAAGGCGAGCGCGCTGAACTGGAGCGACTGCGCGCCCTGGTGAATTCGCCCGAGACCCGCGATCCCGTCGCATGGATTTCTCAGACTGAGTGCGAGGCACTGAAGGACGGAAAGGCCGCGTTCGTGACGCCAGGCGGCGGAGACGGCGACACCCCGCTTTTCGGCGCATGAGCCAGCCGGCGCCGATCACCGCCGAGACGCTGAAGGCCGCCACACGCGAGGCTTGGCAGTGGTACGGCCAGGACGAGAAGCTAGGGCCTTGCTGGTGCGCCACCAGCGGCCCGATATGCCGTGGCGGCTACAGCCGGTTGGACGTGCGCATTCGCGGCCTCGGCGGGCGTCAGGTTCGGCTCTCTGCACACATCGTCGCCTGGCTGCTGGATCACCTCGGCCCGATGGAGCGGGATGACCTGTTCCTGGCGTACTGCGAGATCCGCGCGAGCGGGTGGCAATTCGATCATGCATGCGAGGAGCCATCCTGCCGGCGTCCGTCGCACCTGTCGCTCGTGACGCATAAGGAGAACATCGCGCGCGGCAAGGAACGCCAGTACCTGCGCGACCTGGCGCGCGCGGAAGCGGCGCCGATGGAGATCGAGCACTACGAAGAAGACGAGATTCTTCCGTTCTGATTGTAAAGATGGTGTCCTGTCCCTTGCGCGATGGTGTCTCATGTGGGATAGTAGACCCCATCGACACCGGCAACGCAACGGAGAACACCATGATTCACACGCCCGCCGCTTCCGCCCTGATCCTCGACGCGATGCAATCCGTCCTGCTGGCGAACAACGGTTACGCCGATATCGGCATGAATTCCGAAGTGGCCGCCGCGATGGAAACGGCCGGCTTCATCGTCATCCGCACGACGAACCTGCACGGCAACCCGGTGAACCGCGCCTTCACGAAGGCCGCGCAAGAATCCCTCCGCACCCCGCCGCACGGCGTCAGCACCTACAAGGCCTTCACGACGCGCCAGGACACGCCCGACTACGAAGGCGCCATCCTCGCGCGCAACGACCGCCACCTATTCGCCTGAACCCACGCGGCGCCCTCGGGCGCCTCCTCCGACTACTTGGAGCCCATCATGAAAACCATTCACCCGACACCCGGCCCTTGGGGCGCTAACGGCTGCATCGGCCGTTCCGAGATCGGCGAAAGCGGCGGCCCGGAATGGAGCATTGGCACGGATCGCGGCGATATTCGCGTCTACGGCGCCGGCCTCCGCGCCTACCACGGCCCGAAGGAAACGCGCGAGCAGTGGGAGCGCGCGACGGTCACTCTGATCGCGAAGGCGCCCGAACTGCTGGCGCTCGCGGATCGCTTCTTCAGCTTCTACGAACTCCACAAATCCGCTCGCGGCGGCGCGCTCGGGCGCGAGTATGAGGAGCTTCGCGCGAAGATCATGGGCGCCAAGCGTGAGCGCGAGCCCGAAGCGCCTTGCCGCGAGTGCGGTCAGTCCGGCTGCAATGGCGAATGCATGGAAACGCCCTGATCATGGCGAACGGCTACTTCCCTTCATTTGAGCTACCCGCTCAACAATTCACACTACCCGAGATCATCATGAAAGTCATCGACCGAACTGACCAGGAAAAGAACCCGTTCACCAAATTCTCCGGCCATCGCAGCTACGAACAGATCCGCGCCGAATGCAAGGCTCAGGGCCTGATTCTGGAAGACTTCATGTACCGCACGCAAGGCTCCGACTGGATCGGCATTCGCGGCAAGCCTGGCGGGACTCTCGTCCTCTACAGCACGCCGACCGGCCGCTTCCATGGCCGCCATCCGGCCACGGGCGAGGCCTTCACGGAGTCGAGTCCCTTCGACGGTGAACCCTGGTTCGACGCGCTGCTGGGCTTCTTCTACTACACGAAGCCGCACTGCAATGCCTAGACCCTACACCGATACCGAACTGCTGGATTTCCTGACGCAGCAGGCGGCGCTCGCTAACCTCAGGATCGAGGCGCCGAGCGTCTACGTCAAGGATTGGCGGTTCGCCGAGAACAACATGGATTGCGAGCATGCGTTCTCGATTGAGGATGCCGAGGCAATCGGTCGCGGCGCCTCGCTTCGAGAAGCGCTTTCCGCCGCGCTCGCACGCAGTGAGGCGGGCCATGCCTGAAATCTCATACCGTCCGGCCCAGGTGCTCACGATCACCAACCCGGCACCGAATCTCGACCCTATCGACGTGATTTTTATGGATCACAAGCCCGGCCAAGGTCGCATCATTATTCGCTGCTACTCTCAGGCTTGGACGGCTTGGTGGGGCGCAATGGGAGAACACCACACCGTTCGCACATTCATTCTGAAGTGTGATGCCTCATACCTCGTGAGCTATCTGCTCCAGGGGCAATACGAGCACATGAAGGTTCGCAATCGAACGCTTCAGGACACCTATGTCGAGCGCATCGTGCGAGCGATCCAAAACGCACTTCAACAGGAGGCTGCATCGTGAACGTCTGGATCATCATCGCCATCGTCTGCGGTCACTTGCTGGCCCTGCTGATCGGCTACGTCCTGGGCGCCGCACGCATGGCGCGGCATGCCTACCGGCGCGGCCTCACGGACTCGGGAACGCTGATCCTGGCCGGCCAGGATCGCACGGCCGCCTCAATCTACGAGGCGCATTCCCGCATGATCGCCGCGTTCGATGCTGAGGCGTACCATGGCCGATGAACCGATACGCGGCCCCTCCTGGCCCTTCCCGGCGTTCGTTGGCGTCCCGTCCCAATTGCAAGCGAAACCGGCGCATCCGCTGATGGAAAAGCTCGTGAGCGCGAGCGGGAACATGATCTCGCGCGAGTTATGGGAGGCCTGCCCCATCATCGGCGTGCGCGACGGGCACAACGTCCACCGCATGCCGAACGGGACGGAGGTCTTCGGAGATCCGGCCGAGTCAACGCAGAGGCCCGCGCGCCCGGCCCTGAGCATCGACACCGACATGGTGGAGCGCGCCTGCCGCGCGCACTGGCAGAGCTTCGACCGCATGCGCCCCGACCACGCAGCCGAGAAGCGCGTGAAGATGCAATCCGCGCTGGCGGCGGCGCTGTACGGCGGCCGGCTGAAGCCCTGAACAATTTCTCCAACCGTCCGAAAGGCACCCCATGGCTACCAACATCCTCACGAAAGAACAGCGGCAACACCTGTTGCAGCGGATTACCACGCGCGCGACCGGCCTGCGGAGCGCGCCGCGCCAGCGAACCATGCCGACCGCCATCGCGAAGGCCGCCGCACTGGTGAAGGCGTGGGAGGCCGACCAGTCGGCCGCCTACAGCAAGCGCCAGCAGGAGATCCAGGCCGCGCAGACGAAGGCGACGGCGGCGGTCGAATTCCCGACCAGTCGTGAGGCCGCCGTACGGGCCGTCGAGGCGTTCGAGGCGAAGGCGATCTGATCCTGGGCTCGGAACAGCCCCAGGAACGACAAAGGCGCCCGCAGGCGCCTTTTTCTTGGCCCGGTAAGGGGTCAGGTGCCCGAAGGCGTGCCGGAGCCCGTATCGCCGCTGTCGGCGGCCGGGGCGGGAGCCGGAGCAGGCGGAGCCGCGTCCGGGTCTTTCGCGTCGTCGGTGGCGAGTTGCGAGGTGGCGGCGTCCACCTTCGCCTGGATGGCGTCGATGGCGGATTGATCGGCGCCGGCCGCCTGGGCGAGCGCCACGAGGTCGGCGATGGCCTTGGTGTTGACGGCGGCTTGCGCGGTCAGGGCGTCGACAGACGCGGACAGCTTGGAGAGATCGGTCATCAGGGATTCCTTCAATTGGTTGAGCTTGGCTTCGATGAAACGGCGCGTCAGCTGGCCGTCGAGCGCGATCATACGCTCGATGCGCCTCAGATCGGTGTCACCGCTCATTGCGCGCTCCGATAGTCGCTGACGCAGAGCTGTCCGCTGGCGCGGAGGCCATCGGCGTAGACTGCGAGGTCTGAAGCGTCGTGTTCCGCTGCTGCACGCGCGTCGAGAGCTGCTGCGAGCATTGACCTTGGCACCATGTCGGCTCCGTTGCCGATTCCGGTGTCGCCTGCGCTGGCAGGTCGGGAAGCCTGCGCGGCGGCGATGCGACGTAGCTGGTCGTCCCGCATGCGGTCAGCGACAGCGACAGCGCCAGCGAGGTCGCGAGCATCGACAGCGCGTGCAGCGTTCTGTGCATTGACTTCATGGAGATTCGCCGCTTGATCGGCGTCCGTTTTCGCCGCCTTGGCGGCCTGGGCGGCGGAGGCCGCATCGGCCGCCGCCAGGATGGGTGCTGTCGCGGTAGCCTTCACGCGCGCGTCGTGTTCGTGCAGCCAGAAACCGACGCCGAGGCAGGCGATGGCGATCAGCAGCAGGACGCCGACGATCTCCGCCTGGAGGCGCGTGAAGGTAGCGCCGAGCACGGCTTAGGCCGTCTTGACGGTCGCGGCTGAGGCAACGGCCTGCACGCGCGCGACGAGCGCGGTCTTCCGCGCGATCACGGCATCGGCGCTCGCCTTCGCCTGGAGGGCGGCGGAGGTGTCGGACAGACGCGCCAGCAACGCCGAGAACAGTTCCTCGGCCTCGGCGTCGGTGTAGTCCTCCACGCGCTTTTCGACGGTCTTGAACTCGGCGCGCGCGGCGGCGACGAGGGCGGTCGCCTTCGCGCCGGCATGGTAGTGTGCCCAGGCCCAGCAGAGCACGCCGACGAGCAGCAGCAGGCCGAGAACTTGGACAAATGACAGGTGGTCGAGCGATTCCATGACGTTCCTTCAGGACTGGCGCATGCAGAGCGCCGTTTCGTGGGAGCGCCGCGTGATGATGCCGGCGCAGTGGTTCGCCGCGTCGTGGCAATCCTTGCCGCCAGCGTGGTCGAATTGGGCAATGGTAGCGCAAGCGGCGGCGTACTGTCCCGCTCGCACCTTGCCCGGGATTGACGAGCTGCAGACGTCGCCCGCGCCGATGTTGAACCCGAGATCCAGAATCGCGCCGGCCTGGTTCTGGTTCAGGCGCTCCATGGGCATGCACGCGGCCTCGGCGTCCCAGGTCTTGCGGAGGTCGGCCGACAGCATCTCCTGGCACTCGGCCGCCGTGAAGACCTGGCCCGGCGCGAGCGCGACACCGTGGAACGTCCCCGTGTGTCCGTCGCAGGCAGTCGTCTTCGCCCAGCCCAGCACCACGTCGGGATAGCTGTGACGCACCTCACCCTCGGCGGGCCGGACGATGGCGGTCGCCGCCGCGATGGCCGCCAGCGCGAGGCCTGCGATCTGGCCGCCGCGTGATGCGGTCTGGATGCGGTCAGCCATCGAGCCCCCTGCGCGCCTTCGGCTGGGCCACGAGGCGCGAGAAGCCGGCACCAGCCGAAAACACCGCGGTCAGCAGGGCGAGATATGGCGGTTGCCCCGAAATATGGACTTCCCAGCCCGCATCAGCAGCGGAGGCGACGACCGCGAGCGCGGCGAAGCGGACGCTGTAGAAGCGATGCCAGAGCTTGCCAGCGTCGTCGATCAGTTGCATTGGGCCTCCGTTGCGTGAAACCAACCACGTTTCACGTGAAACGTGTGTATGGATTCGGACAAGTCATCGACCGCGGCGCGTGGCGTCCCGCTGCCATTCCCCGACCATCCAGGCCGTGTGATCGGCCTCCTCCTGGACGGCCTTGAGCTGGACGGCGTGGGCCTGGACTTGCACCTTCTGGTCGTCCACGTCGCGGCGCAGGACGGTCGTCGTCGTGTCAGAGGCCGCCAGGTGCGCGTCGATCCGGTCGAAGTGGTCGGACAGGCGGTTGACCGTGAATCCCAGGAACAGCATCGCGACAGCCATGATCCCGGGCATGACGAGCTGGACGAGGCCCGATTGGGCGGCCTCCCTGATCTTCTCGCGCGTGGAGTCCTGCATGTCGTGTTCCTGGTCGATCATTTTGGCGCCTGCCGCGTCACGCTCGTTGAGTTGCGTGATGTTACTCGACGGGGCCAGTTGATTGAAAGGTACGGGTGTCCAGCCCTCTAGGAGTAGTTGTCCAATACGGCAGTGATTGCGGACACCGTTGTCGAATTGTGGGCCGCCTCATAGATCACGAACGAAACGACATACGTGTTAGCCGCGTTCGTGCCATCGGTGTCGCCACCCAGGCCCCACGAGCCAGCGCCGAACGTATCGGAAGTCGAAATCGTACCGCTTGTGCTGAAGCTCCCCGGCGCGGACGTTGCCTCGGAGTAGAGCTGCAGCCGCGTTGCCGAACTAGATTGCGTGATATCCGAAACGACGGCGCGCACATGATCGGCCAGCGAGAGCCCGGTGTACGTTCCGAACACCAAATTCGCCCCGGCTTGAGTCGCAAGGATGTTGCGGAAGCCGAGAGTCGAATTCTGATAATCGAAGACGAACGATGCCTGCGAGACATTCCCGTTATCGAGCACGGCGAAACGACCGTTCGCTGTGCTATTGATCGTGCTCCGCATGTAGACGGACACCCCTGTCGGAGTGCCGAATGCGGGCGATGCCAGGTTGTCGTTGCTGCCGTCGAACGACAGGTGCCCGAGGTAGGAGCCGGCGTTCACGATCTGCGGCTGCATCGCCGCCGTCGACTGGCTGAGATTGTTCCCGTTGCCAGACTGATCGTAGAAGATCGACACGAACCCATTTCCACTGCCGCAGAAAGACAACATGGAGGTCGTATCGAGGCCGCCGCCCGAGAGAAATGCAATGTCCTGGGTTGCGTTGTCCGATGAGCGCCGAACCTGCAACGCAGCCCCGGCGTAGGCGGTGAGAAGCCTGCTCGTTCCATAGCAGCCGAACATCGACGTTGTGTAGGCATCGAGGTTCGGCGGAGGGGGCGGCGGAGGCGATGCCACCAAACCCCATAGGGCAAGCCACCTACTCATGCGAATGCCTTGGCCGCAACCAGCCAGTAGGTATCGTCGCTGTCGTCGTACTGAAACGAGAGCATGTCCTTCGCGTTCGCCGCCGTCGAGAGAACGGGTGCCGTTCCGCCCGGGAACTTGTACTTGGTGCCGTAGGCCAGCGTCCGCGACCCGGTGCCGTCCTGGGAAACTCGGATGTTGACCATCTGGCCGCCCGTGGCGTTCGTCGGATTCGCCAGCGTTCGATTGCCGCCCAGCGTAAGACGGAAGTTCTCGAAGTTCGCCAGGTCGATTGACACCGTGGCGCCATCCGTCAGCGCGAACGTCCCCAGGCGCGAATTGACGTTGCGGAACGTCGTGACGCCCGATGCGGAGACGAGGAGCGCGTGGGCGCTGCTCTTCACGCAGACACCAATTGCGACGTTGTCGATGTTCTGGAGGTTGATCGCCGCGACGGACGAAGACCCGTTCGTGAAATTCAGGTCGTCCAGAATCAGGCGGTCGAAGACACCCGTGGAACTCGCCACGATATCGACAGGCGGCAGCGTCGTGCTGTAGTTCGCCATCTGAATGCCGTGGATGACGGCGTTCGGCAGCGTGCCGCCCGAACCGTTGCGCATCTTGATCGGCGAGCCGGTGACATTCTCGATGCTCGAATTGCTGAACAGGAAATCGGACGTGACGGCGCTCGCGGCGATCTCCACGTCAACGCCGTGCCCCGTGAAGAAGCTCCCCCGGTTGTTGATCTTGAGGTTGACGATCTTGAGGCCGCCGCCGGACTCCCAGCGGATCGCCGCCGCGCTGTTGTACGTGGCCGCGATGGCGAAGCAGTTCACCAGCGACATATCGCCCCCGTCCACGGAGACGAGGTTGCGGATGTACCACCCCCAATTGACCCAGCCATAGACCGTGACGCTGACGTGCGACCATTCGCCCTGGTTGTCGATCTGGATGTCGTTCCAGAAGCCGAGAACGGTGACGTTCGTGAGCTTGTGGCCGCCGTTGTGGCCGGTCGAGTGGATGCCGGCGCCCGCCGACGGCGTGGTGCCGGCCGTGTTCTTGATGTGAACGTCATTGACCTGGAACGGATCGACCGTGAAGTCGAATAGGTCAGCCGTGGCCGAGTTGATCGCGACCGTCGTCAGGGCCGCATTCATCAACTGATCGGCGCACCCGCAACCGATGACCGTAACCGGTTTGGTGAAGGTCTTCGTCGTCGTCCAGTTGTAGGCGCCCGGCGCCAAGTAGACCACGCCGCCCAACGTCGAGGCGTTGATCGTGGTGACAGCGGCGTCCATCTCCGTATCGGTGAAGCCCGTGACGACGACCCATTGCAGATTCGTACCGCCGCCGGTCGGAGTCTCCCAATCCAGGCCGAGGCCAGCGGACGGATTGACCGTCAGGACTTGCCCAGCAGATCCGGCCGCGAGGCGGCTCGGCGTGCCACTGGCGCCGCCGACGATGATGTCGGCCAGCGTCGTCATGGGATTCGTCAGCGCGGTAGGCGCGGCCCACTTGATGCCGTCCGCTTGCGTGCTGTCGGCCGTGAGGACTTGACCATCTGCACCGACGCCCAGGCGAACGGCGCCCGACCCGTTGTCGGTGATCAGGTCGCCCTTGGTCGTCAGCGGCAGGCTTGCCGGCGTCGTCCAATGCATGCCGTCGGGCTGCGTGCTGTCGGCGGTCAGCACCTGACCATTCGAGCCGACCGACAGCGCCGCAGGCCCGGAGCCGTTGTCGACGAGAAGATCGCCCTTCGTCGAAAGAACGTCGGGCATGACAGGAACGCCGCCGACCTCAAGCGTCGGAACGTTGATCGAGCCGCCCGTGATCGCGACGGCGTTCGCATTCTGCGAGGCCATGGTGCCGAACGTCGCGGACTGGAGGAACATTTCTGCGATGCCGGCCGTGAGCGTGTTGCTCGCGAAGTCACCGGTCGTCCAGGCTTGCGCCGTGGTTCCCTCCTGCCCGCGAACGACCGTGCAAACATCGCCCGCCCGGGCGGTGCAGTACATGATTTCCGTCTGCTCGCCGGTCGCGGAGTCCTTCATCGTGATCGAGAAGGCTTGCCCCGCCGACAGCGCCGGAAACTTCGCGCCCGCACCGGACGCCAGCGTGAGCGACGTAGCCGACGAATTGATGGGGGAGGCGAGCGTAGTCGTCGCGTTGTTCGCGAACAGGTAGGTCGTCATCTCAGGCGCCAATCCAGGTGATCTTGTCCGAGGTGTTCGCGCCGATCACGTAGAGCGAGCCCAGGTTCGCCACAGGGAGCTGGATGATGTCGCCCGGATCGAGGATGAAGCCATTCCCGGCCGTTTCGCCGACGACGCCGACTTCGATGGTCTCGGCGTTGCCCTTCGGGGCCTTGAGCGTGACGGGGCCGGCCACGAAGGCAACGGCCGGAAGTTCCGCGGCGGAGGTCGTGGTCAGTTGCTGGCCGGTCTTGACGGTCATGATGATCCTTCTGGCTTAATAGCCGATGGCGATCCAGTTAAGGAAGGTGCCGTTGTCGAGGTAGACGAAGCCGGCCGTGTTCTGCGAGATGACCTGCGCCGCATTGTTGTTCGGGCCGAGGGTGACGGCAACGCAGGCATTCGGGAAGATCTTCGGGAACGAGATCGGGAGACGAGTGTTCGGCGTGATCGCCTGCGATCCGGCCTGGATGATGAAGCTGCGCCCGGAGCCGTCCGGGGGCAGAACGATGAACATCGGATTCCCGAAAAAGGAATTCGGGCTGTCGAATGCCGCCTCCGCGACGGCGCCCACCATGGCCGCGTTGTAGTCGCCAGCCTGGGGGGTGACGGCACCCCCGCGGCCATTGAACGACGTGACGGCGGCGGCGACCCATGCCAGAATCGTCCCCGACCACGCGAGCACCGAGCCGGCGATGGTCGGGGCCGCAACGAATCCCGTCGTCCCGGCCCCGGTCTGCACCAGAACCTCATTCGCCGCCCCCCCCGCGATGCTCCCAGCCACACCCGTCCCCGGGTTCAGGAGCTCGTAGGCGCCGAGTGTGGCGCTCCACACGAGCGCAAGCGGGAAGCCAGCGACCGGAATGTCGCCAGCGTTCAGACCGCTCGATCCGTACTTGTGAACCGGATGGGAGCCCAGAACCGTCGATCCGAGTGTCAGCGTCAGCGTCACGGCACCCGTGTTCGCCCCGGCCGCGAAGACGATGAACTGCATTCCATCGACCAACGCCGTCAGGCCAGACGGAAGGGTGGCCGTGATGCTGTTGACGGTGCCACCGACATCCGTCGCATTGCCGTAGAAGTTCGATTGCAGCGTGTCCGGCTGCACCATGCCTTGCATGTCGCCGGCCGTGTTCAACTGCGCGGCGATGTCGCCCGCGTTCCAGGCGAGCGCCGTCGTCCCCTGCGCGCCGCGAACGACCGTGCACACGTCGCCGGATCGCGCCGTTACCTCCACGATCTCGCGAACCTCCTGCGTTTCGGCGTCGGTGAGCGTCATGAAGAACGCCTGCCCCGCGGACAGCGCCGGGAAGATCGTTCCCGTCCCGGCCGCGAGTTGCAGCGTGGTCGCCGAATTGCTGATGCCACCGGCCAGCGTGCTTGCCGCATTGTTCGCGAATTGGAGGGTGGTCATGTCAGATTTGCACCGTGCAGGTGTATTGAAACGGCAGCATGAGGACGCCAGAGTTTACAGCCGCCTTGAGGGCGCGCGCGAGCGCCGTGGCTGAGTGTTCGCTCGGATTGGTGTCGATTTCGTTAAAGTCCTGCCCGTTGAAGATCAACTGCCCGAACAAGGCGCCCCCAGCGAATCCGCGGTTCGTCTCCGAGACGGTGATCAGGACATCGGTATCGGTCGTGAACTTGATGCTGATGTCGAAGGTGTTATCCGGCAGGAGGTTTCCGGTCAGGAACCTCTCGACCCGGCGCTTCAGCCATCGCATCGAGAAATTCACGCCATCGCCGCGGAAGGTGTTCCACTGGATGATGGCGCGGTAGGTCTGATCGTCTGCGATGAAGTTCGCCGCGCTGACCTCGAAGCGGAAGCCGTCGTAGGGTGCGGTGTTGTAGACCGTTGTGTCATACGGGCCGATGGGCCGCGGGCCACCGGACGACAGCGTGGGGCGAAACACTCCGTAGATGCTCGAGGCCGCCCAATCCAGCAGCGCGCCGGACTGGTTGAGGTAGATCGGCAACTGATACCCATTGATGGCGTCGAGGTTCGCCTGACTCATCATGTTGTAGGCGCGAAAGAACGCGCCAACGTCCGGGTCGTCACTCCATTGGACGTAGGGATAGCAGGGAATCGTCGAGGTGATGTTCACCGGATCACCCCTGGTTGATCGAGATACCCGTGGAGACGGCGAAGAAGTAGGACTCCGGGTCGCCGAAGATCAGCACGCCGCCCGATGGTGGCGCGACGATGGTTCCGTCGATCTTCACGACGAACTGGAGCTTTGAGATCACGCCCTCGGGGATCGATCCAGCCACCGCCGTGATGAAGGTGTCCTGCAATGTGAGCTCCGACATGGGTTGCCCCACATAGATGCTATTCACGTAGTTCACCAGCGCCGGGTTCACCAGCGACACGACGACGGCCGGCGAGACGAAGTTCGCCGTGGCCTCGGTGTTCCATGTCACGATCAACTCGACCGATTGCTGATTCGGCACGACGAAGGTGATTTCGTAGGTGTCCGGGAAGTCGTTGATGGCGATGGTTTCCGTGGCGCCCAGCGTCGAAGCGCCCACGAGGTCGATGAAGTTGAACATCGACTGAAAAATCGCATTGGCGACCTGATAGGGATCGCCGCCGCCGACGATGACCTGCCAGCCCCCATCGGTCTGACGGAACGCGATCAGGCGCGCCTGCACGCCGCTCACCAGTTGGAGCGCCGTCTTCACGAGCTTGGGCGTCCCGGTGCCGACCGCCTGCTGCGACTGGATCACCTGGGCCTGATACTCGGGCAGCGTCTGAGGGTCGGACTGCGGGGTGCCCGTCGCCGTGTTGTTGCAGTTGACGACGTAGGAGGGCGGGATGCTCGTCACCACCTCGTTCACGGTGTTCGCAGGAACGGCCCAGGTGCCCGGGTCGACCGCGATGCAGAAGGTCTGCGCGCTCTGCCCGATGGGGCCAGGCGGCGAGATGATCGCGGACTCTTGCGTGACGTACTGGTGAAGACCATCGCTGACGACAGTCCCCTTGTTCACGACGAAGCCCGGCGTTCCGGTGAAGACGACGAAGACGCTCGTGTTCGAACCGATGCCGCGGGGAATCCCGTTCTGCGCCCCGAGCTCGAGCAGGATGAACTCGTTCGCCGACAAGGCCGATACGGAGTTGATCAGGTCGACCGCGGCCTGATCCTGCACCACGAGGGCGCCCGTCGCCGTGCTCGAGAGGTCTTCGATCAGCGACCCGGGCAAGTTCGAAGTCAGCCCAGGCGAGAGCGCCACGGCATTCGCGAGAAGCGCATTGTTCAGGTCTTCGACGCTCGTGGGGATCGCCCCGGCACTGGTGATGAGTGGCATGGTTAGGTCGCTACCGTTTCGTTGAGGATCGTTCCATCGGTCAAGACGACCTCGACGTTGTAGGTTGGATCGATGGTGTCGGGGACGGCCGAGATCGCGAGGCTCGCGAAATACTGGACATACTGCGCCTGCGTGCGCGCGACGGCGGCGTCCGGCGCGATCTGCGACTTCACGGAGGCCGGCGCAGGGATGCCGAAGCCGCCATAGAGCGGGCTCTCGCCTTGCGTCAGGCGCAGGGTCTGCACGAGCGTGGCAAGCCACACGGCTTGGGTGTCCGTGATCTTGATCCACGGCCCCCAGGAGCCGTCAGGCTGCTTCTGTCGTCCCCACGTCCTCATGGCCCAACCCCTCCAGATACGCCCGTGATCGACGTGCTGCCGGCCTTGTAGGTGCCCGGCAAGTGGTCATGCGATCCGAACGGCTTGCCGCCGATTGTCAGCGATCCAACCGACGCCGCGCCGATGATGTTCATGCTGGTTGCATTGACTGAGCCGATGGCGGAAATGTCAGAGCCCGAGGAGATCGCGCCCTCGACGAACAGCGTCCCCGTGATCGACGCGCTGCCGTTCACGTCGACCTGCCCATTGAACGTCGAATCGGTCGCGTTGACGATCACATGATCGGCCGTGATCGTGACGACGCCGCCCGTGATATCCACCGTCACGTCGCCCTGCGTCACCTTCACCTGGCCGGTGTCGACGATGATCTCCGAGGCGCCGTCATCGGTCAGGATCTTCGAGCCGTTCGGCGCCTGGATGACGACCGCATCGGGATCGATGGTCGTCCAATTCTTGTTTCCCAGCGGGACGAACACGAGGCCACCGAGATTGGCCGGCGTCGACAGCGGCGCGAGGCCGGAGCCGAGGCCCGTCACGCCGCCCAGGCGCGTGCTGGCCGCGGTGACGAAGCCCTGATCGCCCTCCTGCACCGGCAGGCGAACGTAGCGGCTTTCGGCAATCGGGCAAGTGACCTGGGGCAGCGTGAACTCGCTGGACACCTCGAAGGTGACTGTCACGATGGCGCCATCGACGGAGACGACGGTGCAAGGCCATTGTTGGCACTGCAACTGCTGCCCGTCGTTGATCGCGCCGCGGAGCGCGGCCGGCAGCGACTGCTGGATGGGTTTCTTGGTCGATGCGGTCATGCGGGAATGGCGTCGATGACAGTGACCCAGGACTCCGCGGACAGTTGTCGGCTGTCGCCCAGGTGGCGCAGGTTGCGGAGGAAGAAGCTACCCTGAAAAGCGGTCTTGTTCCGGTACTGCGAGAAGCTGCTCTGCTGGTTGATCTGGTTGGCTCCCTGGGGCATTTTGATGATGTCGCCCGGCGTGAGGTCGGCGCGCATGACGCACATAACCTGCATGACCTGATTCTCCAGCCAGGTCGCATTGCCCACCATGTCGAGGTAGCTGATCTGCTTGGCGACCGGCTGGTTCGTTCCATCGTAGAGGAGGAATCCTTTCGGCGTCTGCACGATCTTCGCGCCCAGGTACGTGGCCGAGGTATTGATCGCCTTGCTCGTGTCGAAAACGAACTTCGCCAGTTGCGCGAGGTTCTGGTAGGCGAACGGCTGCTCTTCGGTGTAGACGAGCGAAGGATCGAAGCCGCCCGTCACGGAGGCGCCTGGATAGGCGATATTCAGCACTTGGCGCACTGCGGCCTCGAGCGATCCGCCCTTCGGCCACTTGTACGCGAGATTCACACTCGGCGCCTTCGCCACGATGAAGAGTTCCAACGAAGTCTCACGCCCGACCCAATTGCCGAAGCACTGGAAAACGCTTCCCTTGACCAGAATCCCGGCCTGCGCTGGGTTCGCGAGCGGCAGGCCCTTCGCCATTCCCCCATAGACCTCGATGTTCGCCCCATTGAGATCAGATTGCGCCTGGATGTCGGGGAAGTCTACGCCGTAGATCTTGACGCGCGCGAGGCCGCCCGGCGCCTCGTAGGAGTACACCGGGATATCGAACTCGACGCGCAAGGCGGCCCCGTTGGTCGAGCCGTCCGGCTTGAAGCTCGTGTAGAACTTCAACACCTTTCCGGTGTCTTTGTTCGTGATTCGGATGTAGTAGGCGCGCATCTCGTCATGGCCCCGAGTTCGGAAATCGTCCGGTCGGGACTGGATAGTTCGCCGAGGTGTAGCGCGCCACTCCGATGGTCAGGCGATATTCCTGCATCCATCCGTTGAAACTCTGATCCGCGGCGTCGAGCCCATAGTTCCCGATGTTCGTTCCAGAGGCCATCGCCGCGGAAAGACGACCCGTATAGCTGGCAGCCAAGTTGCCGTTGATGTGCAGGTAATGGGTGCCCATGTAAGGGCCGGTGCTCGTGATGTTCTGCGTGATCGACAGGAACACCCATTGCGCCGCCGGGAAGGCGCCGGCCGAGGTCGTGAATCCGACCGGGTTATCCCCGAGCGCGTCCGCGCTGTAGAACTCCACCGTCCCGTCAGCATGGACGAAGATGGTCATTTGCCCGTTGTCGAACGTGTGCTCGTAGCGCGCGCAGAACAGGCTTTGGCCGTCCGAGCTCGAAAGCGTCGGCAGATAGAACCATCCCTCCATGGTGTAGTCGACACCATTCCAGGCAAACAGGGTGCTCTGCGAGGTAAGCCAATTCCCCGAAGGCATGTCGATGCTGCCCCCCGTGAATTCACCCTTGGTATCGTCGATGGTGACGGTTCCATGCGTGGTCAGGATGTTGCTGTATCGGCTGCTGTCCTGAATCAGCGTCGAGCCCTGAGATCCTTCGCCGTGGAGCAGGAGAACCACGTCGTCGAAATAGGGATCGACCGGCGGCGGCGGCGGAGGCGGAGGCGGAGGATTCGGGGGCGCAGGCGGGCGCACGGTGACAGGGATCGGGATCTCGCCCGGGATCTCGAAGACCGCGCGCGAATCGCGATAGATGACCGTCGTATCGAAGTAGCCGGCCGTGAGGCTGATGTTCGCCCCATCGGGCGAGCCGACGAGCGGCCTCGACAGAACCTCGGTTCCCGCGAGATCGTAGATATTGACGTAATACCTCTGACCGTATGCGCTCCACGTGCAAACGATGTTGTAGGTGTCCCCATCCAGTTCCGCCTGAAACTGAAAGTTCGCACTCGGCGACGGGTTGAATGGCGTGATGACGGTATCGACCATTTCAATCCGGCCCGGTGCCGGTCGTGGAGTTGTTCGTGTTGGTAGGGCTCGCGGGCTGGTTCGTCGAGGCGCTGCCGGTGGACGTTGCGATACCCGAGTTCGTGGGCGGATTCGAGGTCGGCAGGCCGTTCGCCAGCTTGTTATAGAGGCTGTTGAAGACCACGGTCGCCGCCTGCTGGGTGATCAGCGGCTGGAGGAACTCCCACACGTAGGCGTTTTGCACCGTCTTCTCCCCGGCGCTGCTGGCGTCACGCAGGCTCAGGAAAAGGCAGTTGTCGTAGATCGTGGCCGGCGTGGCAACCGTGCAGACGCCGCCGGCCAGGACGTGCGCCGTCATTTGCTGGCGGATGCGCGTGATGATGGCTTGCAGGCTCGGGTAGCTGTTCTTCGGGTTCGTGCGCGGCGGGCACGTCATCAGCATCGAGAACCGAAGCGCGTTCTGCACCATCGCATTGGCCGCCATGTTCATGGACGCGAACGGGTATTCGGCCGCGCTGAAGTCGACCAGCGTGGCGCCAGGCAGCGGCCGGAAGTGCGCGAAGTAGTCCGATTCGTTCGGATAGTTCACGTCGTCGCTTCCCTCCGTCAGCGTCAGCACGGTCATCGTGCCATTGGCCGCTGTGCGGTTGGCGATGCCCCCCACCAACAGGATGGGGGCAAGTTGATAGTCCCTACGAAACTTGATGATGGACATAAATCAATTCGCTGCCATTCCAGCCACACTGGCTTGAGCATTTCCGCCTGTCGTGTTCTGAATTAGAACGCGAATCTGCTCAGGCGTGTATTTGCTCTCTGCGTGCTCCTGCTTGGTGATTGCAAGCACGATCTTCACAAGCTGGTCAATGTTTCGAGGATCGATCTGCTGGTCGGCGCCCAGGCCCGTCCGCTTTGCCGCATTGGCGATGAGCGCAGGCGTATTGTTTTCGTTGCTTGGGGAGTAGGCGGAAATTATTCCGCGAAGGGTGGTGAGCTTGTCGCGATCCTCGTAGATGCCAATTTGCCGAATGATGGCGCGAAGACCATCATTTTCAGATGCGAACGTTTGGAATCCCGTTTTCGACCCTGGAATTCGAATGTTTCCAGGATTGTTGTTTTTCAGTCCGATGGTGTATGCGCCAGCCGTCTTGCGATAGCGAGCAAGGGCCTCGTCGGCATCTCGATCGTCATCTTCCGCATAGCCTTGAACGGACTTAGCCGCTGCCGCGCTTATTCGAATGTTTTTCTCGCCTTCTGTCTCCCCGAAAAACTTCCCGACCAATTCGGCCATCTTGTGCATGCCGACAAAGAACTTTTCGATGTCCTCTTGAAATTCCTTGCTTCCAAGGTAACTTCCGAGCTTCTTAAGTCCTTCGCCAACTATTTTTATCCACTCCTGAAGGCCGCCGCTGGATACGAAAGAATTGATCGCCTTTACGATTCCTTCAGAAAGATCGGTCAAATACGGGGTCAGCGTCTTTAGATTGTCAATCAGCGAGGTTTCTATTTGTTGGCCGGCGCGCTGAAGCGAGACAAGAAAGTCTTGCCAACCCTTATTCGTGTCGTCGCTGTTTGCAAAAGTGACCCGATCTTGCTGGAAGGACTTGATTGTGTCGGCAAGCTCTTGCGGCTTCAGAGAGGCGAGGGCGAGAAGCTCGTCCTGACTGATGACGGAGGTAAGTCCAGTGCTTGCTGCCGTGCTCGTGTTGTTTCCCGTGGCCTTGAATGCCTGGACGACCTTTTCCAGGTATTCCGGCAGGATGTCGGCTGCGCTCTTGCCGGTCGTGTCAACGCCTACGCGCCCATAGATCCATCGGTCATTCGAATCCTTGGTTCCGGCGATGTTGGAGAACGCCGATTCCGAATTGATGTACTTGCCAAAGTTCACGTTCGCCGCCCGAAGGTCGCCCGTGTTGATGCCGTAGCCTTGCGCCTGGCGGCGTGCGGTCGCCGCGCTTGAGGCGAGTCCGCCCAGGCCGAAGCCGGAGGCGATGGCGCCGAACGCGAGCCACTTGGACGCGCTCAAGGCGCCGGACGCGATGTTGCGCGCGATCTCGGCCGTCCAGCGCGCCGATTCCTTGAGGCCGCCGATCTCCTGATCGCGCTCCTTCTTCCGATCGGTCGCCGCCTTGCGCTCCTCGTCGGCCTTCTTCTTCAGCGCCGCGACATTGGCGTTTGCGATGGACGCGGCCTCGCGCGCGCTCTTGGCGGCGGCCTTGTCGTCTTTGCTCTGCGTCTCGAAGGCCTTTTTCCGGGCCTCCAGGGCCTTCGCTTCAAGCGCGGTCGCGGCCTTGGTTGCGTCGGAGAGTTCCTTCGATTGCTCCTTCGCTTCGCCGAGGGCGCGCCGATACTTCGCGAACGATTCGGCGAACCGCTTGAACGGCCCATCGTCCACGTCGATCTGGATGACACTGCGCTTTGTCGTCATGGGCTCGATTCTCTCAGGGGATGCTCGGCCGCGATAGGGCCTTGATCAGGTGGCGCTGGCGGTACATTTGCGCGTCGATGCCGGGGGTGTCGAAGATCCCCGACAGCCACGCGCCGGCCATCATCGTCAGGCAATGACCGATGATGGTTTCGTCGTCGTATTCTCGGCCGGCGTCAAGGTCGGCAAGGAATCGACGAAGGCCGTAGAGCTCCAAGAGCCGAATCGCCACTTTCCGGCCGCTTCCATCATAGTCATCATGTCCTGGACAACATCCCGCGGCCCCACCTTGGAGGCCGAGGAGAAAAAAACCAGAAGCCCCAGGATCTCGTAATGCGATTCCTCGTCGAGGATCTCGCGCGCGATGGCCGTCGCCATGGGCAGCGTCTGCCAACCCTGGCCGCCAGAGGCATAGGCCACGGTTGTCAGCCGGACAAGCTCCTGAATCAGGCCGTCCTGCACGCTGGTCGGCGCATTCGCGGCAGGGGCGCCGCTCCTGTCCTTCGGCGTCTCCCAGGTGCCCAACTTCATCGCGGCCGATTTCAGGGCCGCGTAGGCGATCCTGGGGCCGCTCATGACGAAGGTGAGCGGATCGCCTGCATCGAAGCAGGCATCGAACGCGGCCTTCAACTCCGCGAAGTAAGCCTCGAAGGTCGTGCGCGCGATGGGTGCCGTGTGGACGTGAACCGTTCCGTGGTTCTCGCTCTCGACCTCGAAAGCGAAGTGCAAGCCCTTGGTCAGTCTCATGGTGGTGCCTCAGAAGTGAAAACGCCCAGCGGGCGCCGGGCGTTCATTGTGCAACACGACAGGGACGCTTAGGTGCCCGCCCACATCGTGGAATTGATGTAATAAATTCCTTGCAGGCGCACCACGAAGCCTGCCGTGTTGCCGTCGAACGGCAGTTCGTCGACGCTCACGATGATCCCCTGCTCGATCTCGTAGTTCGAAAGCGCCGCGGTGTCCGGGATCACGTTGAGCGAGCCGATGTTCGCGTCGAGTTCGATCTGTTGCTTGAACAGATCGGCCAGGCCGTTCGCGCGGTTCAGGTGGATGCGGACATCCGCCATCTGATAGGGCTCCGGCGACTGCACGCCGCCGGTCATCGTCGGCAGAAGCCGGCCCACCTCGCCCTGGAATGAGAGCGAAATAGCCTCCTTCGTCAGGAAAGAATTGATGACGTTGAGCGTCGGATTGTCAGCGAAGACGACCGAAGCGCGGAGCTTGTTTATGACCCCCTGGTTGATCTGTGCCATTGCTTACCCCGTGACGATGTCGGTGACGACCATGTTGAGCGTGATGTTCGTGAACCCGCGTGCCGGGGTGAACGTCAGACCCAGGCCCGCGTATTCGCCGGCCGCGTAGTCGTCCGGGTTCTCCGCCACGTAGGTCAGGAAGTCCACGGCAGTGACGACAGGCTTCGGGGTGGCGAGCACCAAGCCGAAGTTGATGCCGCTCTGCACGATGGATTGCGACTTCTTCTGCAGGCGGTTGATCCCGGGCTGGTTGTAGTACAGCGGATTGAGCGGGTTGTTCGCCCCGTTGATCACCTCGGCGGCCAGGCCCTGCACCTGGTTGACGATCATCCAGTCGACGCTGAACCAGTAGTTCCAGGGCTTCAGGTCGCCCATCTGGCCGTTGGTGATCGTCAGGGCGCTGATGCCGCCCTCCGCACCCGTCCCCACCCAGTTCAGGCCGGCGGCCCGGTACGTGGTGAAGTTCGGGGGCGTGATGACCAGCGGCGTGACGCCGAACAGGAAACGATTCGCCAGGGGTGCGGTCAGGTTGGCCGGGCCGGGGTTGGCCGAGAGCGTGACTTGGAACGCCGCCGCTGCCGTGAATTCGGTGGCGGGCGCGGTCGGCTCCTGAAGCCACAACTGCACGGCCTTGGTCGGGATCGTCGTCCACGCCGAATAGGTCGCGGGCGTCGTCGTGACGTAGAAATACGTCTTCGCCGTCGTCGCGTCGTACTGACGGAACAGCGACGGCGCCGTCGTTTCGGTGTCCCACTCGCGTGGGATCAGGTAGCTGTAGAACGTGAGCGTCGGCGCCTGGAGGTAGGCGGTCAGGGCCGTGACACCCTGGGCCGGCGTGCCCGGGCCGAGCTCGAGCACGTAGACGGCCTGTCCGGCGCCCTGGCCGAAGAAGGTCGTCCCCATCGCTTGAAGCTCGCTGACGGCGCCCAGCGTGAACGTGCCCAGGCTGGTCTCGGAGCCCGGGTTCGAGGTGAGCGGGTAGGTGAACGACGTGGAACTCACGTAGGTGCACGGGAACGTGCCATCGTAGCCCGAGGGCACGGCGCCCGCGATGACGCCCTGCACGGTGTCGCCAGCCGGAATGCCGTGTGCCGCCGCGGTGGTGACGGTGACGACGTTGGACGCCCAGGCGAGCGCGGTGATCGCGAGCGAGGAGCGCAGGATCGCCGGCAGGTTGGCCATCTCCGTCAGCAGCGTGGTCGTTCCGGCCGCCGTGTTCGTGCCACCCTGCGACACGAAAGCGCCCGTCCGTTGGAGCGTGATGGGGGTCGACGCCAGCTGTTGGCTGACGTTGACGGTGATCAGGTTGTTCGCCATTCGGCCCTCCGCTTAGGCCCAGGAGATGGCGAGGGTCTGCCCGGCGCCCACCGTCACGACGATGCCGACCTCCATGGGCCAGTCGACATCGATCAGGCCGACCGCGGCGGGAATCGCCAGGATCTCGTTGGCGGTCGCGACGGCGCCTGTCGTGGCGCAATCGTTCAGCGAGCCGGCCGCGCCAGCGACGAGGACGCTGATCTTCGCCACGCGACCCGGGGACGCCTTGATGACGTGCGCGCCGGCCGTGAGGTTCAGCGTCGAGGACAAGCCCTTGCCGACCGCGGCGGTGCCGCTGGCATCGAGTTGGAGCGGGGCGCCGGACTTGCCGGAGCCATTCGGCTTGACGGCGGCGGATACTTGGAGAGGGCCTTGGGGCATTGCGTTTCCTTTACGCTGGGGTGATCGTGATGAAGGCCGACAAGATCAGCTTGCGCGCCACGTCCCGGGCTCGCGCCTGGTAGTAGTTCAGCTCCAGATCCATGATCTTGAGCTGCGCCTTGATCCCGAACTCGGCCTGCGTCCGGCTTTCATCGACTGGCACAGGGGTATTCATGACCCCATAGTCGCCGACGAACGAATTCTCCAGCAGGGCATGCTGGAAATCCAGAACGGCGTCATTACGCACCCCATAGAACGTAAATCGCGCCGTTTCCGTGACGAGCTGGGTCTGGCTCGACATGCTGTCGCGGAAGGGTGAGGCACCGATGCCTTGCGTTCCGCGGATCTCCACGCTCACGAACGGCGGCGTGAGGTTGGCCGGCGACAGGAAGTCCGGGTAGACGGGAAGCTCGTCCGTCGACATCGCCAGCCAGAACGGCAGCGAATTGGATACGATGGTGCCGCCCAGGCTGATCGCGTCGGGCGTGGCGACGAACTGCGATGCCTCGAAGGACAGCAGCGCCTTCCCGGTGTAGTGCCAGATCCCGGCCTGGTCGTAGCGCCCGCGCTGGGCGCTGAAAGCCGCCATGGCGCCGTTCGGCAGGGTCAACACGTAGAGTTGACTCGGCGACATGGCCGCGAAGTCGACGGCCTGCGTCTTGGTCGTGAATACGACATCCTGCCGCGTGTAGTTCGCGTCCCGCTCCTGCTGGACGGTCTGCGTGACGTGAAGGCTCCCGTTCGTCTGGAACGTGAGTCCGGCCGGCGGCGGCGTCACGGGCGGGATGATCGTGCTGGCCGGCGCGTAGAAGACGAAGCCATCGGCCGGCAGGATCAGGCGCTGATAGAGCGTGAAGGTGAACTGCTCATCGGCCGACAGTTGTTGGATGCCGGCCCGCAGATCGGCCGACATGCCCGAAGGCGCGGCGGCCGAGAGTTCGTCGAGGATCGGCATCAGACGACCTCAGTCCAGCAGTCCGATGCGGCTCGAAGCGCGCCCGTATCGATGAACGACGGGCGGCGCGGCCCCTTGTTCATCTTCAGCCGGTGGTTCACGCCCTTCAGCGCCGCCGCGGTCGGCACGCCCTGGGCGCCGAGCTTGGCGATCTCTTCGCCGTCGAAGTAGGTGCGCAGGAGCGCCGTCACCTTCTGCTCTGCGGCGGCCAGGGGATTCGATGGCACGACGCCTGCGCCGATGATGGTGTCCAGCGCGTCGTCCAGGCTGTCGACCAGCGCCGCAGCGATGTCCTCCTGATGGAGCTCCACGAAGCCCGTATAGAGCTCATATTTCCCTTCGAGGATCTCGGCGAGATCGCCCGTGGTCAGGCCCGACTTCTCGCCGCCAGGGTGCGGGAGGTCGATGACACCGACATTGAGAACGCTGCTCATATGAATTCCCATCGTTGTCCGAATGCAACAAGTCCAAGACGAGCCGCCTTGGCGATGTGCGCGCCGAATTGAGCCTTCTTCCCCAATGCGACCGCGGCCCGTCCGCAGCTGATGAACTCGCAGCCGGTTCCCAGGCATCTGACGGCGCGCACCTGAGGGGAGTTCTTCAATTGCTTTTCCACAGCCTCCGTCGGCTTGGGCTTTCCCATCATGGCCGCGCGCATCTTTTGCCGCGTTTCATCAGTGGCGCGGCGGCCTGTGTTGATCTCCCGAAGCTTTGCTTTTGTCGCCTCGGAAAGACGCATTCCAAGCCTGCGCGCAACCTTTTTTTGGCGCGGGCCACTGGCGCCATCGCCGCCGTCCGTCAAATTCGCGAGCCTGAATCCCATGCTACGGAATGCGGCGATCAGGGCAACCTCATGGTGGAAAGCGTCCTTCTCATCAGCCCAATGCGCCAGGATCTCGACGGATATCCCGTGTTTCCTGACGATGCTTTTCCAGAACTCATTGCGGGGACTGTGGCTGTGGGCTCGCGCTCCTTGCCCCTTTCCAATGTAGAACGGTATGCCGTCGTCTGCGCGACGATGAAGGTAGGTGTAGTGGCTCAACTGAGCCCCCAAGGATTTGGCCCCAATGCCCCGAGAATCGCGAGCGCCTCGCGGCCAAACGGATCTTTCGCCTTCTGGAGCTCGATGAGCCCCATGTTCGAAAGCTGCTTGCCGACCGTCAACGTCGTGGAAGTCGATTCGTCGGCCGTGGACGACACCACGCCAGGCACGAAGTCGAATTCATTGCACTTGGCGCGGAAGGTCGCGAAGTAGTTCTGCCCCGCCTGATCCTGCTGGAACTGGATGAGGTTGGAGGCCGACCAGTTATAGACCGCGGCGGTATAGAGGATGCACGACACCACGCGCAAGAGCTTCGGAACCCACTCTTCGCCGAATGCGAGCGCCGTCGCGAAGCCAGGATCATCGTCCGGGATGACGGTCGGCGTCATGCCGGCGGCGCGGCAGAAGGCCACGAATCCGGCGAGGGTGGGTGTGGTGTCGGGCATGGCTCAGTCCCTGGTTGCGGCCGATTCGCGCGACCGCTTCGACTTCGGTGCTCCCTTGTCGACTTGGATCTTGTTCACCTGGAGGTCTTCGCGGGCCTTGCCGTTGTTCGGCTGCTCCAGCACCGTCACCTCGAGCGAGCCGACGCCCGTGCCGGCCTCCTGCGCGAGGCGGGCGACCTGATCGTCACCCGCGACCACGTTCTTCAGGCGCTCTTCATGCGCGCGTTCGATTGCGAGCTCGTCCACGGCGTCGAGGCCGGCGCGGATGTTGTCGACGCTGATCGGCTTTAAGTCGTAGATGATCCCGTTGAACAGCTTGTCCCGGCCCACGTCCTCGCGCGTGCGCGCCCCGTAGGTGGTCAACTGCTTGATGATCGCTTCAACCTGCTTCGGCTGGTCGTGCGGGATCTTGAACTGCGTTCCCTTCGGGATCAGGCGCTCATAGACGCGCGGATCGCCGGGGACACGGTAGTGGAGATGGTGTTCGCGCGGCGTGGCGTTGGCGACGTACAGGTTCGGCATGATGGGGTCTTTCCAATGGGTTGATGGGCGCTCGAATCCTACCACTCGACAGCGGAATGAAAAACGCCCCCGGGGTTAGCCGGAGGCGCGAATCCCGAACCCATCGGCCCGAGAGGAGACAAGCGTCAGAAGGCCGCGGAGATGATCGTCAGCGTCTCCGGGCGAATCGTCCAGCCCGGGGTGATCCGCATCTCGCTCACCACGTCGACTGCGCCGCCGGGCAGCGGGCACTGGATCTCCTTCGGGGCCACCATGTCGGAGAGTTGCAGCGTGGCCGCGGCCATCGACGGCTGGAGGTCGGCGAACACGTTGGTGTTGATGCGCGACTGCGAGGCCGGCTTCTTCACCTCGGGCATGTTCATGAGGATGTAGTCGTTCCCCGACGAGGCGCCTTGCAGCGTGTCGTCGCACGTGAACGTCACCTCGTCTCCCTGGCGCTTGGCGATCTCGGCCACCATCTCGGCCGTGGTCGCCACGCCCGCGCCCGCGCGCTGGTACTGCGTCAGCTGGACGACGCCCTGATAGTCCCAGGCGCCGATGACCCGCTGCGGCGCGAGGATGTTGATCCGAACGCCCTGGCCCATCAGGTTGGTGCGCGTCTTCAGCGCGGCGATCTGCGACAGCAGGAACAGGGCCATCTGGCCGTTGTCGTAGGTGCTGACGGAGGTGTTGCCGTTGGTGTCGGCCGGCAGGTTGACCGACGTGGCGCCGGCCGTGTTGATCATGCCTTGATCGGACACGCCCATGCCGAACAGCGCCGCCGTGCGGGTCTGTTGGAAGATCGCCTGCCGCATCGCGAGGCGCTGGGCCTCGGGCAGCGCCACGCCCCACACGCCAGCCTGTTGCTGGTCGTGGTGGTCGTACTCCGCGCGCGCTCGCAGGAGGTAGGTCGGCGATGCCGCCTGGTGCGCGACGATGGTCTGCGACGGCAGTTGGTTGTAGGCCACCTGGCCGGCCGCGATCTGCGTGCGCAGTTCCAGCGCCTTCACGTAGACGAAGAGATCGCCTTCGGACAGCTTCGGCTGCACGTTGCCGCCCGCGAGCGATTCGGTGAAGCCCGAAGCCTGCGCGTACTGGAGAACCAGTTCCGGCAGCATGAAGGACGGATGAACCTGCTCGAAGGCCGGGAAGATATTCGCCATTTTCTATAGCTCCTGTTGTGGTTCCGGCCGCGTCAGATCACGATGACGGCGCAGGCGTTGGACGAGCGCGTCCACGTCGCGGCGCCCGTGCCCGAGTTGTAGCTCACGGTCATGCAGCCCGAGGCCTGGACGGACAGCACCTTGACCGGCAGCGCCGCAACGCTGTCGTAGGCCACAAGCTTCTGGTTCGTGTAGTCCCACGACACCTGGGCCGTGATGATGCCTCCGCCGAGGTCGATCAGCGCCGGATCGGCCGCGACGACGATGCGCGCGCCCGAGCCCAGCCGGAAGAAGTTGACCTGCCCGCCCAGCAGCGTCAGCGGAACCGGCGATTGCGGGGTGTTGATGGCCGCGCCGTTCTGGTTGAAGACACTGAAGCCGGTGAGGTGCGCCTGATCGGCAGCGCGGGCGATGTCGTTGCCCAGCGGCGAAAAGCCGGTGGCGCTGACGATCTCCTCCAGCGCCACGCCGCCCCACATGGGCAGCGTCTCGGTCGACTTCAGGACGCCGCCCGCGAGCTCGTAGCGGAGCGCGGGGTCGTCCATGAAGACGCCTTGCACCAGGCCTTGCGCCTGGGTGATGAACAGCCCGGCGAGGTTGGTCGTCGCCGCCGGGTTGAAGGGGATGCTCGTGGCGCTCATTGCTTGCTGCCTTCCTTGTTGATCGTCACCAGGGCGCGGACGGGTGCGCGGAAGTCATCCATCCAGGCGCCAGCGCGGCCGGCGAAGGTGGTGACGTTGTGGCCGGCGTCATTGCGGCGCCGGATCGCGCGCAGGCCGCCGCCGGCATCGCCGCCGACGCTGGCCGCGGCCACCTGGGCGTCCGCGTAGATCGCGGTTTCGGCGATGCCGAACGCGGTCGCGTCACCGATGGTCGCGAGGTCGGCCTTCGCCCACGTCTTCGAATGCGGCTGCACCGTGCGAAGCAGGCGCTTGCGGTAGGCCATCAGGCCCTCGCCGTCCAGCGGACGCGGAGCGGCCCTGCCGAACTGCTGGAACACGGCATCGGCGCGGGCTTGGCAGTCCGCGTATTCCTCCTCGGAGGCCATGTCGCACTTCGCGGCGTCGGCCTTGGCCTTCTCTTCGGCGTCCATGCGTTCCTTCTCGGCGGCGTCGGCCTTGGCCTTCTTCTCGGCCTCTTCCTTCTCCTCGGCGTCGGCGCGAGCCTTCTTCTCGTCCTCCGAATCCTTGCGCGCGTCGGTCGCGCCCTGGAGCATCTTGGCCGGCATGTCCTTCTCCATCGAGTCCATGCGCGCGTGGAGCGACTTCTGGCCGTCCACGATGCCGCTCACGGCCTTCATGATGTCGGCCAGGGAAGGCGATTGACTGTCCGCGCGCGCGGCGTCCGCACGGGCCTTTTCTTCGGCGGCGAGCTTCGCCTTCTCTTCTTCGGTCATTTGCACCTCGATTGGTTGGTCAACTTGCACTCCCTCGGGAGGCCCTTCTTTGTCCCAAACGCCCAACTCGCAGATTGCAAGGTGGTCGATCAGGTTCGGATTCCCCTCGACTAGGACTGCCGATCCATTGTCGAGGGCGAGTTTAATGTTCTGCGAGCGGTCGTTGAACGTGACGCCCGGGGACGTGCTCCATAGTTCGCCTGGAGCGGCCATTTTGTCGGCCGCCACCATGTCGATGATTCGCGCGATGCCCCAGGCCTCTCCGTCCGTCTCGCCGCCCTTCAGGTAGGGCAGCAGGATCGTTCCGACGATGCTTTCGGCGAAGCTCTTGGAATCGAGGAGGTTCTTCTCGGGATGCAGCCACACGACGGGCAGGCCGTTGCAGCGCGCGAGGTATTCCTCGTTCATGACGAGCGACTCGTCGCGGTGAACGAACTCCTCGAGCTTCGAGCGGTACGCCTGGCCGGTGCCCGTGATGCGAACCGCGAAGAGCATGGAGTTCACGAACTTCTGCGGGCTGGGCAGCAGGCCGTCGCGGATCAGGCGCGCGACATCGAGCTCCGTGTGAGCGAGCGCGATGCGGAACGAATCGGCCACGCCCGGATGGAGCGGCATCGGCTGGTCGCCGACGTTGGCCGGGTCGCACCAGACGAACCCGAGCGACTCGTCGCAGAGAGTGACGGGGAAGTCCGGCACGCCACGCGCGACGAACAGCGCGAACTGCCCGTCGTCATGCAGCAGCGTCAGGGGCCCCTCGTAGTTGAAGCCCGTTTCCTCGCGAGTCTCGCGGCGCGCGGCCTGCTCCGGCGTTTCGCCCGGTTCGAGATGGCCGGCGGGCGGCGCCCAGGTCAGCGGGAAGTCGCCGCCGTGGCCGCGCTTCAGGAGGAGCGTGCGCTCATCCAGCGTCAGGAACATGATCCCGGCCGCGCGACCATTCGGGCCAGCCCGCGGCGAGATCGGAGCCTCACCCGTCCGGCGCTCGCGAAGACGAGACAATGCGAGTTCGGGATCGCCCCCGGCGATGGAATCTGCGATGGCGGTGCTGTCGGGCATGGCCGCGATTATGCCGCTCGGGCTGGGATTGCGTACATGCCCGCTTTCGTCAGCATCTCGTCAGGCAGCTTCCGGAGCGCGAAAATGTATTCCGCCGTGCACGAGCAGAAGACCTCCTCGCCAACCTGCGTGATCTCGTCGTAGTAGCCATTCGGGCCAGCCTTCATGAGGCCCTTCTCGAGCGCCCAGCATCCGCGGATCGCCCAAACGCGCTCGTCGCGTTCCTTGTGATCCTTGCGGAAGTCGTAGCCGGGCCGGCGCCAGGGGGAGTGCCACCTGACGGCGATAGCGCCGGCCTCGGTCGCCACGATGTCACGGATGGACGCGACCAGCTTGTGCGACTGATCGATGGACACGCGGCGCTCGATGAAGCTCATCTGCCCGATGCTCTTGCGGATATTCTCCGATTCCTTGCGCTTCTCGACGGCGCGCGAGCCGCCCGCCGGAATCGACGTGGCCCAACCGGCGAACCGCTGAAGCGTCTTGTCGACGGCCTGCGCGCGGTTCAACTTGATCAGGCCCGCGCTCGCCATGATGCGGCGATCGAGTTCTCGCCGCAGCTGCGGCTTCACGCGTTCGAGCGTGGCGCGCGTCACGTCAGGCATGCCGGTGAGGATGCCGCGATTCGTCACGAGACCACGGTACTTCGCGCCCAGCAGGCGCCGCAGTTCCACCTCCGTCTGGGCCGGCGTCTGCAGGCTCAGCAGCGACTGCCGGCGGATCTTGCCCACCCACTCGTCCAGCGCGGCCTGCGACGTGAAGCCGTACTGCTGGAAATGGTTGATCGCCTCGCCGACGACCGATTGCAGGGTCGCCTTAGTCGGCATCGCCGCCGACCTCTTCTTCGCCGCCCGGGGCGACGGGCGTCGGAGGCTCGTAGTTCGCGAACAACTCCGCATCGAACTCGAGCATCGCGCTCGTGAATAGCTCCGGCATGTCGTTGATGGCGTCGGTGATCCACTGGCGCAACTTCGCGCCGTTTTCCGGGTCGAGGGCAGGCGCGAGCGTCTTGAACAGGTCACCCATCGCCTTCAGCTTCTTCGCGTTCCGCTCGGTCTTCTCGCTCTCGGGCTCTTGGATGAGCGACGGCCATTCCGCCGTGAACAGGTCGCGCATCTCATAGAACCACGCCTTGTAGGAGCGGCCCTCGAGCTCGTCCGGGTATTCCTGGCGCAACTCCTCGAAGAGGGCGGGTGTCCATGCTCGGTATTGAACGATCCGGTCGAAGAACCGATGAGCAGGCTCGAGCCGCGTGCGCTCCCCGTTGATGTACTGAACCACGGCGAACATGTCCTGTTCGCCGCTCGATAGGCCTTTCGCGAAGCTCTCATCCTTCAGCAGGATAGCGGGCACGTCCGAGCCGGCCGCGACGTTGCTGATGATGTTGTCGCGGGCCGTCGTCATGGCCTTGTCGGTGTTCGTGAGGTCGAGCGATTCGATGGAGTCTTCCGGCCCAATGCTGATCACTTGGCCGGTCTGCCCCTCCTTCAGGATGTTGCGCTTGAAGTTGGTGACGGCATCGACCACGCGATTCAGGAATCCGCCGCCCTGGTCGACCTTCGCGACGAGTAGGCCCGCCTTCAGGCTCACCATGTCGTCGACCAGCATCGACTGGATGAAGGACTTGAGCGGGTAGAGCACGCGCAAGAAGATCGACCGGCCCGAGAAGCTGAAGCTCGAAGACTGATAGTCGAGATAGACGGGCGTGCCGTTGAACAGGACGCAGGTTCGACTGCGGTCGTAGGCTTGGCCGGCTGCGGTGATCTTGCTCCAAGCCTTCTGGAAGTCGGGGGCGTTCGGATCTTGGTTCGTCACCATCGAGCCCGCCGTGTTCAGTGGGTCGAGCAGGTTGAAATAGAGGCCGGGGCGGGTCGCCACCTCGAAGGGATCGGACAGGGGCGCGCTCGTCGCCTGATCGGGGAAGCCATAGATCAGGGCGCCGATCCCGTAGGCGCGCGAGACGTGCGCAAGGTCGGTGATGTGGCGCGTTGCCTCGATCTCGTCCCATTCCTTGTTGAAGGCTTCGACGAGCCGCTCCTCCAGGGCGCACGGGACATTGATCTTGCGGCGCTCACCCAGCGCGAGCGCCACTGGCTTCTCCACCAGCTTCCCGCCCAGGACGTGCTGCGTCCACAAAAGCTTGCAGATTTCGTAGCTTGGCGCATCGCCAGGCTGAAGGCTTTCTGCTCCTAGAATCGCCATCAGTTCGCTGGTGATACCGGATCCGGTGACGTTGATTTCGCTCATAGTGTGATTCTCGCAGAGTGCTCGGCCGTGATGCTACCCGCTCAGTGGCCCTTCTGGTTGCCAAGTCCGATGGACACGCCATAGACATAGGTGTCATACAGATCGTCCGGGCGCTTTGCGCTTTCGGGGTCGCCCATGCGGTAGCCCATGACCTGTGAGATGAGGTGATTCTTCGTGACGCCCTTGAATCGAACCTGCTTGTCGTGGGCGTACTTGCTGATCTTTATCTCGCCGCGGAAGTGGTAGCCCGACGCCGTGAAGCCGCGGCCATCTTTTCCGGCGGCCACGAGGTCACTGCGAATCGGATTCGCCTTCCAGCCGTGGCGCTTGGCCTGCTGGAGCAGGATCGTCCCCGACGCCTTGTCTTCGATGTGAGGCGCCATCGCGCCCTGGCGCGCGCCGCACAGTTCGGCCAGTTGCTCCAGGCGAGCGTAGACCGATGGCAACCACGTCTCCAGAATCGCGCCCTCGATTTGGATGATGTCCCAATCTAGGATGATCATCTTGACATCGCCATGGAACGTGCGCGCGAAGTAGGTGACGGCGGTTCCGTCATGCTCCTTGCCGTCCTTGACCGCGGAGTCGATGACCGCGAACACGATGTCGCACTTCTTCGGGTAGTCAAAAGGTAGGCTATCGGCGTCCAGCCACTTCGGGAGTGCGAAGAAGGCTTTGCCACGCCAGTCGATGAAGATCGCCTCGTATTCCTGAGCATGAACGTCCGGGTCGGTCTTCTCGCGTAGCTCGGCCAGCGCCTCCTCGTTCAGGTGCGGATTGAGCTTCGTGGGGATGTGGAACTCAGTCCAGCCCTTCGATTTGTCGGTGCAGATCTCGTAGAACCATGACTCCTCAGTCGCGCCCTTCGGCGTGCCCGCGACATAGCAAGAGCCGCCCGTGTCCAGAAGCGTCGGCTCGATGGCCTGCTCGAAAATCTCCTTCAGCCCCTTCAGGACGAGGCCGGCTTCGTCGATGATGACCCGGTCGTAGTGGCGAGAGCGGCCGGCATCCGGGTTGTTCAGCGTCCAGAACTCGATGGAGCCGCCACCTTCGAGTTCAATCAGGCCGTCCGTGCGCGAGGCGCTGATGACCAGTTCCTTGACGCGCTTGAGGATCCGCTTGTACGACGGCGCCAGGAGCTTGTAGTTCGGGCAGAACCAGCCGACCTTTTCGCCCTTGATAGCCCAATTCGCGGCCATCTCTTCGAGCATCGTGGTTTTCCCGTAGCGCCGCCCGGCCCGCATGACGATGCGCGCGCGCTTCTGCCCCTTTATCGCCCGGTAGATCCGCGCCTGGTCGGCGTGGAACTTGATGAACTTGACCCGGGTTTCAGCAGCCGTCAGGGCCATCGATCACGATCACGCGGCGCTCGGGCGCATTGTTCGCCGCCTCGGCCGCCCGAACCTCTTGGCTGGCCTTGAGCAGGGTGGACGGGATCACCATCGCCAGATTGCCGGCTGCACTGAGCGAGGTGAACGCCTTGACGGCGGCCTTCGATGCCGGATGGCCCAGCGGGTCAGCATCGTCCATGTACTGCTTCTGCTCGGCCGCGAGGTTGTGCATGTGCATGGAGTTGCGCGCGGCAGTCTCGGCGGTCTGGAGATAAATGTCCTCCAGAACCGATAGCCTGTCCTTGACGGAAACCGCATGCACCCTGTCGGAAACTGGCAGTTCGCGAAGTGCTCGCTCACCGGCTAGCATCTGATTTGCTGCGGTCTTTATCTTCGACGCCCTGTCGGATACCTTTTCCGACATGGCCGACCGCGCGATGCCGAACTCTGCTGCGAGCTTGCTGATGCTCTCGCCTGCGAGGTGCCTGCGGATCACCTCGTCCCATTGCTTCTCTGTGAGCTTGCTCGGTCGTGCCATGGGGCGATTCTATGGCCGGGCAGGTACGCGGTCTGCTGGGTGCGGGATCAACATCGCATGTTCGGGGCTGGACGCCTCCGTGCGTGTCTGATCGCAGTGGATGCACCGAACCAGGGCGGCGGGGCCTTTCGGCCAGCCGTGATCGCGGGTCGTGAACACCTGGCGGCCGAACCAGCCGGATTGCAGGCGCTCGATGGGGCGGGGCTGCATCGGCCTGGGCTGGCTCATGGTGCGGCGTCGGGGCGCTCGAAGTAGAAGACGACCCGCGCGCCTGTTTCCTGAACCAGCCCGAAGCGCAGGGCATGCCGGTAGGTCGGCTGGTTGCGCGTCAACACGTCACACGCCTGCTGGAGCTTCTGGCGCCAGTTCTCCAGGCTGAACGTATGCTTGTCGATGTTGCACGGGGCGCAGGACGGCCAGAGGTTCGCGATGGTGTCGCGCTCGGGGCGATGGAATTCGCCGGTCGTCACGATGCGGCCATCGACCACGGCGAGCTTCCGCTCTACAGCCTCCACGTGGTCGGCATGCCAGCGGGCGCCGAGTATCGTCCCGCAATACGCGCACCGGCCGCCGAAAAGGCATCGGATCTTCTCGCGATCCACTTTTCCGAGTCTCATCGCCTGGACTTCCGTTTGCGCGGGAACTTCACGCGGTCGCGCTCGGCCTTGTGCTGGGCGACGTGGCCGCCGGCTTGCTTCTCCCGGACTCGATCATCCCCGAATACGGGCGCCGGGGCGGGAGCGGCGTGGCGGATCTTGCCTGTACAGGCGCGGCGGCGGATGGCGCGCTTGCGGGGCCAGCGATCACGCATGATCGCGTCGTGGCGGCGTTTGTGCTGGCGGAGGTTCATGGCCTGGGCTTGCCGGTGCGCTCAGCCTCGGTGTTCGCCGCCTTCAGGACGACGCCGAGGGCTTCGAGGTTGGTCGTGTCGACGCGCAGCAGCAGGGCCTCGGGGCTGATGTTGCCGGCGTTCGTGAAGGTGTAGCCGGCCTGCGTCAGGTGGCGCTCGAAGATCGGCAGTTTCCAGGGATCGATGGCGATCCGGGCCTTTTTCTTGTCGGTCATGGTCAATGCTCCGTAGTAAAGAACTGGATCTTCACCGGCATGCCATCCGAGGACTTGACGGAGACGCTGGGGAACGGCTGATGCGCGGTCGGCTTCGGCTTCAAGAGCTGGCGGCCGACCTTCAGGCGCGTCAGGTACAAGCGCAGGCACCTCGGGCCGCCCGCGGCCTTGTACGTTGCGAACTGTTCCTCTGTCAGACGAATCTCGACCTTGTGGGAGAGCCGATCCTCACCCTTTCGGGGCCTGCCTCGGGCTGTCATGGTTTGGGGGCGATGATCATCGAAGTCAGCGCTCGCAGGTTGTTGGCGTCGAGGGTCGACAGGTTTCCGGTGTGCGGCAGGCCAGCGCGCATTTCCGCTTGGCGGATCTTCGCGAACTTGTCATGCAGCGCCAGAATCCGGCCCTGGATGAGCTTGCGGCGCGCCTCTCGCGCGATCCGCTCCTCGCGCGCTTGGCTGGCGTAGGCGTGAACAGCCACGACGACAGGCGAGCGCTGGAAGCTTGGCTTACGCTGCTGCGCCATTGCCTTCTCCGTAGGCCAGCTTCGCGAGCCGGCTGCTCACGTCGATCTCCAGCAATTCCATGCCGGCCTGCATGCGCGCGGCGTGATCACGCTGGGTCGCGTCGATCAAGCACAGGACGCCGAAATTGACCGCCGAGCGCCGGGTGATCAGCGTGTTATCGCCGGAGGTGACGCGGCACTCGTGGGCGGCGTCGTCGCCATCGAAGTCAGCCGATGTCATCGGATGACCCGCGACCTTGGTCTTCGTGTTCATCATGGGCTTGTCGATTGCTGATTGAAGAAGGGCCGCCATGAGGCTCCGCGCTGCTGTGCCCGCTTGAGTAGCTCTCGCCCTTACCGCGCCCGTCGTGCGCGCGGCTGGCGGCCTGCCTTGTTCTGGTCTTGCCTTGTCGTGCGACCCGAAGACACGTATGAATCTTGCGGCAGTTTTCCCCCTGCCACACCACGCAAGGCGCGCGGAACTGTCGGGGTGCCCACCAGCTTTCGCCGAAGCACCCCGAGCATAGCTCATGCGTGGTCGAGGATGAAATGCGCCGCGAGGCAAAGCGCGTTGACGAGCAGGTAGCACAGGGAATAGACGACCAGCACCGTCAGGACGGCTCCGGCCTTGCGCTGGCGGAACAGGTCAGAGAGCTCTTCGAGGCCGGCGCCGTTGCGGAAATAGTCGGCGACCATCGTCGCCACGGCGGCGAACATGAACAGGGCCAGCGCGACGAGGAAGGGATGGGCGATCACGGCGAGAAAGATTTGCATGGCTGTCCTGGATGGGTTGATGAAGAGGGTGCCGGCCGTACTGCTGTCCTGCCGTCTGCGTGCGCTGCAGGCTGATGCACGCTTCGCGGCTAGGGGCGCGTCGGTCATGCGTCAAACGAATTGGGCCGGAACTCCGTCAGGCTTTAGCCTTCACCCTCAAGTCTGGAACCCTCGTCAATGCCTCGACGCCCGTCGACGCTACATTGGCGCTCGTCTCGGTGCTACCCGCTAGGCGTCTCGTCAGTCCGCTTTGCATGGGAGTGGCCGTCTAGAGTTCCAGGCGTGAAGGCCCGGCGATGCCTCGCCGGAACTCCCGGGCCGTCACTTTCCGACCCGTCAGCCCGAAGGCTTCTCGTGGTTGTTCATGGCCCCTTACGGGGGCCGGTCGGCACTCGACACCTCAATCCGTTTGCCCTGTGCTCGGGTGATCCGCTACGTCAGGTGTCCGACGCCACGCAGTTAGGCAATTCATGCGTGGAAAGTAGCTGCAACCTTTCGGCCCGTTGCCTACTGAGAACGTTGGACTATGAGGAACCTGCGACTTCCGGCGCCCACCTTCGCAGGGTGCAAAGCGCCGACCTCTTTCGTCCGTTGAATGCAGTATCCTTTAAGGGATAGTGTCCGTCAAGCGATATTTAAACGATCCCCTTCTCGCAGAGGCGCACGAGCGAACGGAGGTGCCCCTCGTGCCAGTCGATCTCGACGGCTTGGCGCGTCACGCCCTCCGGTGGATCGGCGCGCATGTCGACGACATCGTGGCAGGCCGAACAGGCGTAGGCGCCGCAGAGATCATTGCTCTTGAGGCCCATTCCGCGGCCACCCGCGAGGCCCGGCCAGTGGCTCCATACCGTCGTCGCGCTATCGTGGTTGCAAACGTCGATCATGCGGATTGAGCACGCCTCGCCGCGCGCGCTCTCTCGGATGCGCCGGCCTCGTGCATCAGCTGCGCTCACGACAGCATGCGGCGAAGGCGGGACGCGCGCCGGGACGGCCGGCGCAGCAGCCAGGGCCGCGGCGAGCCCGATCCCGGGCGCGGTCTTGCGCGGGCCGATGGCGCCGTCGATCTGCTTCGGCGGCCTGGGGGTTGAGCGAGCCCACGTCATTCGTCACCACCGCTGGATTCGATGCCGTTTTGCGCCATGAAGCAGACGGTGTACTCGATCAGGCTGGAGCTTCTCTTGACGCTCATGAGGGCCGTGCTCTCGCGCAGGTTGACGAACTCGCCTTCGAGGCCTGGCACAAGATCATGTTCCTCCTTCGTGGCGACGGCGTGCCCCGAGACCAGCAGAATCTTCCACTGGAGCGCGGTTCGCTTCTTGCCCATCCACGTCAGGCCGCTTTTCGCGATATCGCTGCAGCAGGCGTGGAATTTCGCGTTCTGCTCGCTATTCCGCGTCGGGTCTTTGATCTCCACGACCTGCCCGTCGAGGGCATCCCGAAAGACGTACCCGGCCGCGCGCTTGCGCACCTCTGGATTCGCCAGGATGAATCGCTTCACAGCTCGATTTCCCGGATGATCGACAACGCGCCTGACTCGCTCTCGGGAACACGCGCGGCCTTGTCCATCGTGTCGTAGATTGTGATCGCCAGCCTGGGCTCGTCAATGCCGTCGATGAAGCCATGCAGCCGCATTGGGTTGATGCGGAAGTCCCAGCGGTCGAACTTGACGCCCGCGTGATGACGAACCGCGGCCAGCCACTGCGATACCAAATAGAGCGGCAGGCATGTGACGACGGCGACGTGCCGCAGAGTCTCAGGCGGCTCCAGCGTTTCAACGAATTCCTGCGGGGTCATTTGGCGGCATCCTTCATTCGTTCGCCTTCGAGTTTCCAGACTCGGGCGACAGCATCTCGAACTCGCTTCTCGTACTCGAGGCCGCGCGTTTCACCCAGGCGCTTGTAGTAGGCGTCTCGCTTAGCGCGATTGGACTTGCCGAGCATGGAAAGGATCATGTCGACATGCGGCTTTCGCTCCATGCATTCGAGCCGCCAGCCCTCCGACCACGTGTCGACGATCTCGCCGCTCAGGAGAACAACCTTGGTGCGGTTCCCGTCCTTCATGGCGCGACATCCGGCAAGGCAAACGGGGCCGTCTGCCATTCCCAGCGAATGCGGCGCCGGCCAGACACATAGCGACCATCGACCACGCGCGGGATTCGCTCGCAAATGCGCACGAGGCCCGAGCCATGCAGCCCTTCAAGCCAGCGGCGCGTGGTCTGTTCCGACGCCTCGGTCATCTCCAGCAGATCGTGAACTGTCCGCGGCGCCTTCATCAGGGCCGCGATGATCTCGGCTACCTGCACGGGTGTCGTGGTTCGGCGGGGTGCGCGTCGACTCATTCGGCGGATCTCTCGGGGTCAGCCCATGGCTTCACGGGCTCGGTTGTCGGGATGCTCTTTGTCGGCGCGTAGCCGGCATGTTCGCCGCAGAGCTTGCGGCCTGAAAACGTCGTCGTCCACACGCGCACGCAGCCCGGGTGCGTGCACAGGTGCGCGCGCTCCTTCTCGGCTTTGGTGAGGCGCGGCATGGCTCAGTTGATGCGCCTGGGCGCGGGCGCCGGGCTGGCCGCTAGGCGCTTCGCCACGTCAGGGGACTCGAGCGAAAGGGCCGCGTTCGTCGCGTCGTGCTCGCCTTGCAGTTGCAGCGGCGCGTCTGGAGCGCCGCGCGCGGTGTAGGTGCGGAAGAAGTCGCAGAAGCGCTTCTGCAAAAACTGTTGCTCGTCGTTCGGGACGCGGCAGATCGCCGACCAGCCGCCAAGTTCGCGAACGACGGCGTGGATCACCGGATCGCCGAAGTCGACGGAGGCATAGCCGCCGACATTGGACATCGCCCGCGTGACGCGGCTCCAGGCCATCAGGGCACGATCCGTGAAGGTGCCGGCAAGCTCGCGCACGAGGTCGGCCGGCTTCGGCGGGAACTGACCCTTCTCCGGGTGCAGCGTGTGAGCGGACAATGCCCGGCGGACTTGCTGCATGTCGAAGGGCTGGCAAGCCTGCCACCAGACATCGATTGCGAACTCCGAAGCGTCCTGGCGATAGAAGCCGAGAACCTGCGTGATGTAGGCGACGAATTCCGGTTGATCACGCGGCGTCATGGATGCCTCCTTCGCTGGAGTGGCCTTGCTTTGCCAGCCACGCCTCACCTACCGCGCGATTGCTGGCCTCCAAGGCGGCTTGTCGATTGACATGGGCGCCTCCCGGACGTGGCGACTCCGCGACCCATGAGGCTTCAAACCCCGTCCAGTTGCGAGCGATGGCTTTCAGGCATGCAGCCTCCAGCGTCCAGCCCGTCGCCTTCTCGACTTCAGCCCGGAATCCCTTCCAGGCCAACGCCGTGAGCTTGGCCTTCTTCGCTCGACGGTGGTCGAGGAATCCTTGCGCCGTCTCAGCCGTGAGGCCAGAGGCGGTGAGGTCGTCGATGGTGAGCCACGGCGAAGGCGTGGGCTTCTTTATCTTTTCCCCTGCCTTTGCTTCTGTCGCTGCCTCTGCCTCTGCCTCTGCTTGTGTGAACTGCTGTTCACCAGTGTTAACCGGATTAACGGTGCTAACAGTGCTAACAGTTTTAACGGAAGCAGGGGCGGGCGCTGGCGAAGGTGGCGGAGGCGCGCCAGTCTGGGCAGCCTTGCGGTCGGCGCGGAGCCGCTGCATCCCGAGGCGGGCCTGCTCTCGACGATGCTCGGCGTCCTGAATCGCGCGATACTTTCCGTGGTTGAGCAGCTGCCATCCGCCATCGACGTCCATGATTCGACGTCCCTCGTACTCGCGGGTTCGGCTCCATTCATCGGGCTGCCGAAACGCCTCCAGGGCCTTCAGGCAATCTTCCAGGGGCACCCGCGCCCTGTCGGCGAGGCCCGGCACCGACGCCGCCACATAGCCGTCAGCATCGGCCATCGCAAGCATCGTGATCCAGACGAGGCGTGTCCTGTCGGGCTCCCTCCAAACCGTCGAGTCCGTGATGGACGAAAAGAGCTTCGTGTATCCAGTCATTCACTAACCTTGTTAACCGTTAGCCTCCATCATAACTATCGCTCTACGGGGCACGTCAAGTGCTATCTTGTAAAGTTCTCTAGACGGGATTTCCGTGCGTTACCCCACATAAGGTGCGGTAGCGCACCAACGGAAAAAGCCCGCAGGCGGCGAGCGCGTGCGGGCAAACCGGCGATGCCGGGAGGGAGGAAATCAGCGCGAGATTGATTCCATGGATGGAGGGCGTCCGCGAAATATGACCAGCGCAGATGGAAATGGCGCATTGGCCGTCGCGCTGCCGAACTTCAGGCGGCCTCGAATGAACCGAATCTCGCCCTTCATAGCGTACTCATGCCACCATGTCGTGTCCGTTCGGACAGGGATCAGGCAGACGACGACCGCGCCGTCCTGGGCCGACTCATAGGCCTTGCGCATCCACGCGAGGCACTCGGTGTACGGCGGATTCATGAACACGCGATCCCGGCTCCAGTCCTGACTCAGGCCGTCAACCTCGGGCGTGAAGTGGCGCGGAACGACGGCGTTCGCACCGTCACCGCATGGGTCTAGCGTGAACGAAAACTCGGCGTGCAGCCTCCCGAACAGATCGGGGGGGGGGGGGGGTATTGTGCACGTG